CCTGTTGGCCTCTCCCGCTCGGTCGGGGTGGTCCTCGGGTCCATGTATAGCCTGGCTCAGGTGCCCCCGGTGGATGACGCCGGGCTCCGGGTGATTTACGGGGAGGAGGTGCGGCTGGGGTCCTCCGAGTCGGAGACGCCAGTGGCCAGAGGGGATAAGGTCCACGACCTCATCCAAGGAATCCTCGACCTCCTCCAGACAGCATCGCCGGTGGTCACCAGCGTCGGTAACCCCATGCCGCTGGCCACTGACACCGCCGGCACCAACAGCTACGGCGCCGGGGGCATCACAACAGTGGCCGCCCTCATGGCCGCCGACCTTGCAACCATGCAGAGCGAGAAGGTGAAGGTGGACTGATGGGACTATTCGGTGGAATCGGGTCCCTCGGGGACGTGGTCTTTGAGGTCACCAATGACCGTGTGCTGACCCCCGACAAGATCGGCCATTCCTACGGCGGGCGGTGGTCCACCTCCGACATTGTGGGGCAGAAACCCACCTCCCAGTTCCAGGGGCCCGCCCAACGGTCGATGACCCTGGGGATCAGGCTGGTGATGTCCAGCGATCTGTTTCCCGAGGAGGAGTCAGACAGGCTGCGGGGATACGCCGAGACGGGCGAGGTCCTGACCCTGATCATCGGCGGGGTGACGAAGGGCGACTTCTACATCGAGTCGGCCTCCGAGGATCTGCGGCACGTCGATAATGTCGGCAACGTCCACACCATCGCCCTGACCCTGAACCTCAAGGAGTACGCCTGATGCCAGAGATACAGGGTCTTCTCTCCGGCCTCGACCTCGCCCCGGCGAATGAGGCGGTGGAGATCATGCAGAACGTCCGGACACTGATCACTACCCCCCTCGCCACCGCCCCCCTGCATCGCTCCGTGGGCATCAGGCAGGAGGCGCAGGACGCACCGGTGAACCTCGCCATGGCGCAGATCTCTGCGGACGTGGTGGCAGCGGTGAAGCGGCACGAGCCGAGGGCAGAGGTGGCGGCGGTGACCTTCGATGGTGATATGGCCGGCCGGCTGACCCCGAGGGTGCGCATCAAGAGGAAAACACCATGAGCGATCCATTGACCGGTGTGAACAAGGGCGCCCCCGAGATCCTCGCCCGGCTGGTGGCCAACTTTGAGGGACTGGCAGAGAGGACCCTCGCCCCCGCCGATCCGATCCGGTTCCTATTCGGAGCGGTGGCCACCGCCCTGGCTCAGGCGCACAGCCTCATCGACTTCAACGCCCGCTCCAACCTCATCCGCCACGCCCGTGGCGAGTACCTGGATGAGGTGGTGCGGTTTCATGGTGTGACCCGGCTGGCGGCCTCGAAGGCCTCCGCCATCGTCCGTTTCAGCCTGGCCACCACCCGCTCCGGCGCCGTGGTCATCCCGGCGGGGACCAGGGTGACCACCCTGGCAGGGACGCCGGTATTCGCCACGACCGCCTATGCCGACATCCCGGCCGGCAGTCTCTATGCGGATGTGACGGTCGAGTGCGCCGAGGCGGGGAAGCTGGGCAACGGCTACACCGCCGGGCAGCTCTCCATCCTCGTCGACCCCATCGCTTATGTGGTGTCGGTGGCCAACACCGATACGACCTCGGGCGGGGACAGCGTGGAGGAGGATGAGGACCTGCAGGACCGGGCGATCCTCGCCCTCGACGCCCTGAGCACCGCAGGCCCCAGCGATGCCTATGAGGCGCTGGCCAAGTCCGCCAACCCCTCCATCATCGACGTAAAGGTGCTCAACCCCACCCCCGGCGAGGTGCGCATCTACGCCCTCCTGGAGGGGGGAGAGATTCCGGGTGAGACAGTGCTGGCTCAGGTGGAGGAGGCCTGCAGCCCCAAGACTGCCCGCCCCCTCACCGACCAGGTTACGGTGGCAGCCCCCGAGGAGGAGGAGTACTCCATCTATGCGCAGTACTGGCTCCCCTCCTCCGCCCTCCTGGATCTGCCGGCGGCGCAGGCGAGAGTAGAGGCGGCGGCGGAGGCATACCGGGACTGGCAGCAGGGGGCCATCGGACGGGACATCAACCCCTTCCGGTTCTTCGGTTTCCTGCGGGAGGCCGGCGTGACCAAGATCGGCAGCTACACCCCTGGGTTCGAGGTGGAAGTGGGGGAGGACACGGTAGGGCAGTGCGCCTCCCTCGCCCTCGACTACATGGGCATTTTCGATGAGTAGCGCCAACATCAACACCATCACGCTGGAGAGGCTGCTCCCGCCCAACCTGGCCACCCTCCCGGACGCTCAGCTCATCATGCGGGCCATCGACCCTGAGTTTCAGGATCTGGTCGGGCGGATGATTGAGTGCTCCCTCTGGCCACGCATCGACGATCTCGATGAGGCGATCCTCGACCTCCTCGCCGACCAATACAGGCTCCTCGATCTCGAGGGCTGGAGGGTGGCGAGTGTGGCCAGGAAGAGGGCGATGCTCAAGGAGATCTTCCTCATCTACCGCTGCAAGGGGACGCCCTGGAGCATTGAGAGGGTACTCCTCCTGCTCGACCTGGTGGGGGAGGTGGAGGAGTGGTTCGACCACGGCCTCGATCCCTTCCTCTGGGACATCCTCCTCGATGTGCAGTCAGCCGGGGTGACGCAGGCGACACTGCGTCAGCTCTACCAGCTCATCGAGGTGACGAGGCCGAAGCGCTCTCCGCTGCGACGCCTCAAGCTCCGCATTACGGAGACCGCTCCTCTGTATTTCAGTGGAGTGATTCAGGGCGGGACTCTCACCACCCTCGTCAAGGATGTCGCCAACTCTGGCGGCTACTGATCACAACAGGAGGTCATCGTGCTCGTTGTCACACTGGTCGGACAGGCCCGTTTTGCATCCGCCATCGTCAGCGGAGATGCCATCGTGTTCGATGAGATCGCCTACGGGGATGGGGATGGATCCTCCTGGGAATACGGCCCCGACGATGAGGCCCTCTACAATGAGGTCTGGCGGGGGCCAGTCAACGTGGTGGAGAGGGTCACTGATCAAGCCAACAAGTTCCGGGTCGAGGGGGTAATCCCGGTCGACGTGGGCGGGTTCACGGTCAGGGAGGTGGCGTTCTATTCCGAGGGCGATCTCATCGCCATTGGGAACTATCCCTCCACCTACAAGCCCGACCCGGCCACCGAGAACGACTCCACGGAGCTGTATGTGCGGGGCATCATCCAGATCGCCAGCACCGTGCCCGTGGCGGTGACGGTGGACCCCGGCACGGTCCTGGCCACCCGGGAGTATGTGGACATCAGGGCGACGGGCTCCGTGCTCGCTATGGCCGCCGCCTTCAACTAATAGGAGAACATCAATATGCAGGGACCACTGTTCATTCGGGAGCCCATCAACCGTTTCGGAATCATCCCCTCCGAGGGATATTCGGAGGTGCACTGGGATTTTCCCAGCCAGAGCGGCACCAAGATCACCTCCATCAAGTTTTACAAAGGGTCGGCTGGGGTGGGTTCTGCCACCATCTGGCTGACCGATTCCGACGAAGAGGTGGGAGTCGCAAGCCGCAAATTCGTCATTCACAGCATCTCTTCGACCATGCAGGGCGATGGTGCAGTGACAGAGGTCTTTTTCGATGATCTGGTCATCGAGAATGGTAACCGCCTGATCGTCCTGAGCAACACCCCCCTTGTTCAGGTGACGGTGTTGGGCGGCAAGCTCGGATAAGGAGGGCGCCATGGACGGATCACGAGCCGGTTACGAGCGCCCCACCCACATCCGGCGGGTGGACTACGAGGCCCTCTTCCGCACCCTCTCCATCATCGACACCACCTACGATGGGTCGGATGAGAGAGTGACCGAGTACCGCCTTGAGCGGGGCTACCGGATGCAGGTGGACTACAACGATCTGGTAGTGGGCGCCGACGCCCCCAGCGAGATCCGCTACTACCAGGGGGCCACGCTCCTGGCCTCGGTGGCGTTCACCTACCAGAGCGGGGGGGATCGCATTCCGCCCGAGGTGGCCACCCGCACCTGGACCTACTACGCCAGATAATCACCAACACAACTAGAAGGGGGCACCATGAAGCGCCTCGACCTCGCCGTTTGCTCGGATGGCCACCCGGAAGCGGGTGGTGAGCGGGACGATTTCACTCCATCCGACGACGCCCGGATGATCTCCGAGTGCGAGACCATCAAAGATCTCTGCGACGACTCCCCAGAGGCGGAAGCCGCCCTCGCTGGCGACTGGGCGGAGCTCTGGAAGGGGAGCCCGGCGGACGCTGTTCTGCGGGCCCACCTCGCCATGTTCCGGGCCATCGGCAAGATCGCCGCCTTCGTGGTGTGGGTGCTCGGCAACCACGACGCAGAGGTGGGCGCCACTGATCTGAAGCGCCGCAACATCCGCATGGTCGTCAAGAAGCTCCACATCCACCGCACCTCCAAGGGCTCTCAGTGGCTGGTCATGCACGGCCATGAGGGGGACCCCAACCGCTCCATCTGGCGGGCGGTGGGGAAGGGGGCGTGTAAGGCCCTCGGCTGGCTTGGCCGCCACGTCTCCGCCCGGCTGGAGGATAAGGCCCATGCCTGGGCCTCCTCCCTTTCCTCTGGCTCTGAGGGCGATCCCCTCCGCTATGCCCGTTATTGCGTGGGGGAGGCCCGGCGGCTTGGCTGCCAGGGCGTCATCTTCGGCCACACTCACCGGGCGGGGGATGGGGAGATTGACGGCATCCGCTGGATAGACTGCGGCACCTGGAAGCGGGACGGGTGGGTGATGCTCTGGGATGATGGGAGCTTCACCAGGTTCAAGGGGGTGGTCAATGAACCTGCTCAAGGCTGAGCCCCCCAAGATCCTGCCAGTGACCCTGCACTCCGGCCACCGCAGGCGCCGCTCCTCCATCCGCTACATCGTGGTGCATCACTCGAACACGGCCACGCCAGAGAGGACCCGAGAGGTCCTATCAGACAAGGGCCTCTCCACCCACTTTGAGGTGGACCAGGCGGGGAGGGTGCTGCAGTATTTCGACCCGGAGAAGATCGTCACCTTCCACGCTGGCGAGTTCAACAGCCACGCCATAGGTATCGACCTCACCCACATCCATCGTGCCCCCTGGCCACCCTTGCAGGTCGATGTAGGGCATTGGCTGATACGGATGCTGCTGAAGAGGTTCGACTTGCCCCTGAAGGTGGCCCCCGAGGGGGTGAGGTTCCGGGGCGTGGCGAGTCTACTGGAGACGGACTACACTGTGGTGCGTCACAACAACCTGAAAAACACGCTCTGTCCAGACGGGTTGCCGCTGGACATGGGAGGGGTGGCCAATGAATAGTGGGGGCTCGCCTGAGAAGGCGCTCGGGACAGCTATCCTCAACTACGGCCGGGTCGGCGTGGTCGTCCTGGTGACCATCATCGGCTTTGCCGTGTGGGCAGTCCCCACCTACCTCATCTCCCAGCAAACCGCCCTCGCTGCCGAGCGATTCTGCACGAGGCAGGAGGCCATGGAGATGGTGGGGAAGGCGGCGGAGCAGACGGAGAAGCGGATGGGGGATCGGCTGAATAGGATGGAGGACAAGATAGACAAGATCTACGACCGCATCACCAGCAAGCCCTAAGCCGCCTTCCTCCCCGTCTTCCTCCTCGGCACCGCCCCCTTGGCCTCCTCCACCCATCGCTCAATCTGCGAGTCAGCCCCCAGCAACTCCGCCAGTTTGGCCACCGGTCCCGGCGTCTCCCTCGTCCCCCTGCAGTAAGCCTCCGCCACTCTGGCGCTGATGCTGAGCAGGTGGCCGAGCTGGGGGTAGGTGAGGTGGTGGCGCTTCTTGAATTCCATGAGTGCGTTCATCTTGACTCTCTCCTCCCCCTCACCTATTATTCCATCAGCACACCCGCCGGGCTTGCCACTCCTCCTGAGGGCAGCTCACTCGGCGGGTTTTCTATTTCTGCTCCCAGCATCCCAGACCCCCACCGGATGTCGAGTCCGGGAGGGTGGCCGTCAGTAGTTTAGTTCTCCTCGACTTCCTCACCCAGCAGATACCAGCCGTCCTCATCAGTGGCGCCCTCGGCGTCCCTCACCCACTCAGGAGCGCCAGCCTCCAGCAGGTGAGCCACCAGGGCGTCATCATCAGCCGGGGTGCCCCTGTGCTCACGCCCCAGAATCTCCTCGACCTCATCCCAGGACAGCATGACGGCGTTGAAAGCGGTGTTGTGCAGAGTGTAGGTGGTGGTCTTAATCATGGTCTCTCTCCCCTTCTGCCCTCTCGGGCCGTTGTCTGTCTGCTGTTTCCCCCGCCTCACTTCTTTAATATGCTCCCCTGTGCGGATTAATGCAAGATAAANNTGTCGATTTTGCGGGGGCAATGTCGTTTTTTTCGCCCCCTATCACACCCCCACCCCAACCGTCAAATCCCATGCCTGATAAAATATCGTTTCCCAAGGGTGGCCAGCCCGCAGTGCGGGTCCGCTCGTCTGTGGGGAATGAAATCAATTTTCGGTGAGCAAAAACTA